TGGGGACCAATGTCTCATATGATAGCACGAGGTGGTTTAGCTCAACGTGCACCAAGAGGAAGTTATTTCAATGGAGGTCTAGCAAGTTTATATAGACATGGAGGATTTTAATGCCATTTAAATCAAATAAACAGAGACGATACTTATGGGCCAACGAACCACGGATCGCGAGAGAATGGACCGATCGTTATGGTGCGCGAGGCGGTGGAATTATGAGAATACCTTTGGCTAATGGATCACTTAGAGGTCATCCCTTATATGGAACAGAACGTCCTGAATGGTTTAATAAACAATATGACTTTCAGGGAACAAAAATTAGCAGTCCAGCTGAAAGAGAAGCAATTAATCAAATTAATACGGGTTATCTTCCTTATATGGAACAAAGATCAACAGCTCAAATCCCCTATAATACTGGTGAGTTTGACTGGATAGATACAGGCGAAGGCGCTGATATATTTCCACGAACAGAACTAGGAAGTGATCTTAGTAATCAAATGTATAAGGATGCATTTGGATGGGGTGCAGAACCTGATAAAATTAAAGCTAATGGATTAACACCTGAAGAATTAACAGCTTCACTTAGCGATGATGCAATTAATGTAACTGAAGGCAAATATATTACTACAACGCCCGATAATTATAAAAGGATACCACACAATTATTATGAAAAATCCTATAATACTGCGGCGCGTGCTCCGGTTTTTGACATAAATAAAACAGGTGACCCTGCTTTAAATCCATTATCAAAAAACGTTCAATATAAGGATCCTTATGGAACAGTATCAGAAGCAGAAGCAAACAATCCAAATTTTAAATACCTAGATCAACTTAAAAAAGATTTTAAAGATGCTAAACAAAGTTTAGGAGCAAGTAAAGATGCTTTCTTAGAAGATATTAATCCTATTAAAAAAACACTTGCAACTATTTTGCCTGGAGGAGACCCAGGATATGTTAAAGGTGGTTTATATAACAAAATATTTAAAGGACTAGGTTCAGCAAAAGAGTATGGAGAAACAAAACTTAAAAATATTGGATCAACTATAGGAAAGCCTGTTTTAGGATTAGCTAGTATGATAGGAAAAATGGTTGATAAGTTTGATAAATTACCAATGGCAGATCAAATGTACATATCCCAACAAATGGGAGGTGCAGGACAAATGGGTGAAGGTATTTATAGAGATCCACAAAGTGGGGCCCTAAGAGATAAAGGTGGTTTAAATGTAAGAAGTGCACGTGGTAATTATGCAGAGGCGGTTTATAAAGAAGCTAACAGATATGACAAAGCTATCAAAAGAGCTGAAGAAAAATATGGTGTAAAATGGGATGGTACTCAATTCGTAAACGCAAACACAAATGAAGTTGATAAAAACTCTGAGTTAGCTACTAAAAGAAACAAACGTAATCTAGAGATGTTCCACTATTATAATAATAAAAAAATTAAACAGAAAAAATTTGTAAGTAATTATCTACAATCACCAAAAGTTCAAAAACAAAAAGCTGATGAGATAATAGCTAAAGAAAAAGCTAAGAAAACAGGGCATGCAGAAGCACAAGCAACAGGGGGTGATTATCACGGTGGACAGAAATCAACTGTAGATGGACAAACTACTGATTGGGGACCAATGTCTCATATGATAGCACGAGGTGGTTTAGCTCAACGTGCACCAAGAGGAAGTTATTTCAATGGAGGCCTGGCAAGTTTATGGCGAAGATAGTACAAGTTATAACCAGAGCTAGTGAAGAATATAAATCAGATGTAGCTCACTCTTTAGTAAGAGATATTGATGCTATTGTGCAAAAATTAAATACAACTTTTCAAGAAGAATTAAAACAGGAGATAGAAGCTAAAGCCTTCTTTTTAGAATAATGGCAATAACGAATCAGTATAAATTTTATGGAGTGACTATTTCGACAACCGATCTGACAACCCTTTTAACAGCAGGAGCTGCAGAAACTTATGTCTTAAGGTCCTTTAGAGTGACTAATAATTCAGGTTCTAATACACCCACTATTAGCATTACCAATAATGCTTTTAATATTGAGAGTACTAAAACTTTAGCGGTTAATACCAGCTATGAACTTTTTAGTGTGCCGGTAGTATTGGAAGCAAGCACCATTTTAAAGGCTCAATTAGCAGGAACGGTAGCGGACGGAGTCAGTATTGGAATTAGCTATCTTAACATTAAAAAGGATGTAGTAACATAATGGATAAAATTAAAGTAGATGGTAAAGAAGTACCTTTAATCTATGCTAAAACAAAAACAATTATAAAGCATAAAAAAACAGGAGAAGAATACTCTAGCGAAGAAGAGTGGAAAGCTAAAGGAATCAACGTTGAAGACATTCAAAGGAATGTTATCGTCGAGGTTCCGAAGCTTGATTTATTCGCAAAAACAAAGTAGATTGAACATTCGGGCAAAATTATGGCAATAGAAGATATCATATCAGAAGAAGTAGAAACAAGCACTCCAAACATGGAGGTCGCTAGAGGAGGTCCTGAAGATTTCATGACTGATGATGAAATGGATCCATATCAAGATCCAGAATTTCAACAGTTATTAGAAAGTCTTCCTACGGAGCAAGCTGAAGTTTTAATGCAACTTATTAAAGAATTTAAAGCGATGGTTGCTCAAGGATTTACAGGTGAATTTGAAGACTTTGTAAAAATGAAAATGTCTACTGCTCAAGGTGGTCCTGAAGATTTTCCAACAGAGGACGAAATGCAGATAGGATCTGAAGAGCTTCAATCTTTAATTCCAATGGGTCAACAAGTGGCTCAAGGCGGAAGAATTGGGTATGGTTTAGGAAGTTGGGTTAAAAGAAAACTTGGTTTAGGTCGAAAAGAAGCGCGAGCTCAAGCTAGTGCCGATAGACCGGCAGGAAATATCTCAGATGAAGAGCTGCGTAATAAAGCATTCAATTATTTTAAAAATAAATATAGTGGAGATAGTTGGAAAAATAATTTTAGAGAACAATGGACATCTCCTTTTATACAAGCTGCTCAAGGCGGAAGAATTGGGTATGGTGGTGGAACTGATTTAAGAAATAAGATGTCTAAGTTACTGATTAAACTTGCTAATGGAACTATTACTCCTGAAGAAATGATTGAGTTAAGAAATATAGAAAGTGCTTCTGGTTTTTCTAGAGCTAACGAAGCTCAAGGCGGAAGAATTGGGTATCAAAACGCAGGTCCCGTAGGTGGTGGTATCATGGATGTGGTTGCAGAAGAACAAATTGAAACAGGTCCGACTCCACAAGAACTTATTATGCAATGGTTAGAGGCTAGAGGTTTACCTATCACTCCTGAAAATATTCAAAGAGCTATTATAGAAATGTCACGAGAGGGTCAAGCTCCAGCTATGACAAGAGAACAAAGTCTAATGCCACAAATGGAAATGCCTGGTCCTCCAACAGGAAAAGGATATGTTCCTGAAGAATGGATTGGACAAGATATAACAGAAACAGTAACTCCGGATGTAGCTACTATTATTCCTCGAGCAAAACCTGACGTTGAAGAAGCTGTTTATAGTGATCAAGAAATGAGAGATATGAAACAAGATTATTTAGATAAAGGTGGAACTCTTGATGAAGATAAATGGTTTGGTCCTAAAAAGGAAAAAGCTGGAATTATGCAAACAACGGATCCTATTTTTTATTCTGATGATAAAATTATATATACTGATGATGATAAAAAAGAGTGGTTTGATAAAATGAATAGACTTCCGGAAGTTAGCGGAGGATTAAGTCCAGATAGTTATCTTCGTTTAAAAGATGATAGAATGAAAGAAGGTGTTAATAAAGGATTTATATCAGAAGAAGATTATTTAAAATGGCAAATGCCTTTCTTTGGTCAAGGAGGAGAAAATATAACGAAGAGAATAGATAATTATCGAAACTGGGCTTTTGGAGATGACAACTATGCTCAAGGCGGAAGAGCGGGATATAATTATGGTGGCAGAGCGCGTTACGGTTTAGGAAGTTTAGTTAAAAGTATTTTTAAAGGAGCTAAAAAAGGAGTTAAAAATTTAGTTAAAAGCGTTAAGAAATTCGCTAAAAGTGATTTAGGTAAAGCAGCTTTAATGTATATAGCAACAGCTGGTATGGGAAATATTCTACAACCCGGCGCAGCATCATGGGCGAGTCCTTTTACTAAAGGAGCAGGCACAGGATGGTTAAGACCAGGTACTGTATTATCTAATTATGGAAATTTATTTAAAGGTTCACCTGAAATAGCAAGTAAAGCAGACGCTTTAACTAGTGGTTCTATAGCTAGTGGTCCAGTTACTGCAGATGCAGCATTTGCTAACACAGGTAAAAGTCTATTAAGTCCGGCAAGTGAAAAATTATTGGCAGCAAAAAATGCAGGTTCTGGTTCTGGAATGTTCTCAGGACTTCTAGGATCATTCAAAAGTAATCCTGTGCCATGGATATTAGGTTCTTCATTAGGAGCAGGTTTATACACTAAAATGAATCCAGGTGATGATAATTTAGATGAATTAATGAGAAATTATGCAGGTGAAGAAGCTGCGTGGGATCAAAGAATAGCTGATATTAGAGCAGGTAAAATAAAAACTCCTTTTTCAACCGCTAATATAACCTATCCTTATCCTGATTATTCTCAATACGCAGCTGAAGGTGGAAGAATAGGAAGAGCCGAAGGTGGTTTAATGAATCTAGGAGGATTAGAAAAAGATTATAGAGCGGAAGGTGGCTTTGTTCCAATAGGTGGAAAAGAAAAAGCCGACGATGTACCCGCAAGATTAAGCAGAAATGAATTTGTATTCACGGCCGATGCAGTTAGAAATGCTGGCGGTGGAGACGTGGATAGAGGATCAGAAGTAATGCAGAATATAATGACAAATTTAGAACAAGGTGGTAGTATATCCGAAGAATCTCAAGGATTAGAAGGAGCACGAGACATGTTTGAAGTATCAGAACGATTAAGTGAGGTAGTATAATGGCCATACAAGAAACAAGAACATTACCCGCACCATTTATAGAATCTTTAGGTAAAGATTATGCAAGTGGTTTAACAGATTTAACACAAGATAGAATACCCGTTGAAAAGTTTGCACCTAAAGTTGCACCACAGCATGCCTTACAAACAGATGCTGTCGCTTTAGCACAGCAAGGTCTAGGAGGCTATGAGCCTTATATAACGGGCCAAGGAGCTTACTCAGGTTTACCAACAGATATGATGGGTGCGCAGGATTATGGCGCAGCGGCAGCAGGTTTAACTGGAACGGGAGCAGGTACAGGAGCAGGATCAATTGCTTCCTATATGTCTCCTTACCAACAGTCCGTCATCGATGCGACCTTATCAGAGTATGATATACAAGCACAAAAAGGACAACAAGGAATTATGGATGCTGCATCAAGAATCA